ATCTTACTTCCGCGATCCCTGACTTCATCCAACTCGCAGAGATTCGACTCCGTAGAGATCTTCGCCTGCGCGAAATGCTTACGCAAACATCGGTTACGGCGACCGGTGGAGTCGCGACAATTAACCTCCCTAGTGACTTCCTGCAAGCAAGGGATGTGTACGTTGACTCTGACCCCGACTTCCCTATTACGTTCGCAACGCCGAGCATCTTTATTCGGAACGGTAGGACGAACCAAAGTGGTGTACCGGCTTTCTACACCATCCTTGGGTCTACGATTCAACTTGCCCCAATTCCTGACAGCAATTACGACATCAAGATCCTCTACTACGCGGCCCCTGCGTTTTTATCTACAGCGGCCCCGACAAATCTCTGGATTACGACCTGTCCGGATGCGCTCCTCTACGGGTCGTTAGGCGAGGCTGAACCTTATATTATGAACGATCCCAGGCTACAGACCTGGGGTGCGCTTTATGATCGTGCTATTGCTGCTCTCACGCGTTCAGACGAGGAGGGCCAGTATTCCGGTGTTCCTCTAACCATGACGCTTGCCAAGCGATGAGAATTAACTTTGGTGAGTGGTTGCCGGATCAGCCAGGGGTAGCAGGTGCTCTGGTTGATGCCAAGAACGTCATCCCCCAACAGGTAGGTTATGGCCCTTTATCTTCGCCTAGTGAGTGGAGCAATGCGGCTTCAGAAACGCTTAATTCGGTTGCTGCTGCGGCTGCTCCGGACGAGGCGGTAACGGTCTTTGCTGGCGGCGACACAAAACTCTTTAAGCTAGGCACGAACCTAAACCTTTCGGATGTTTCTAAGTCTGGGGGGTATACAACACCATCAGATCAGAAGTGGCGTTTTACTCAGTTTGGCAATCGAGTGATCGCGGCCAACGGAGGCGATAGGCTTCAAGGTTATCTCATGGGTACGTCTACCCTATTTGCAGACCTTGGTGCTGCTGCGCCAAAGTCTAGGTATGTCACAACGGTAAGGGACTTTGTAGTTGCTGGCTTTAACAACGGTTCAACGGTCTACCCTAATCGCGTGGAGTGGTGCGCGTTAGGAGACGAGACGAGTTGGACTCCTGCCGCAACAACACAAGCGGACTATCAGGACATACCAGACGGTGGACACGTTAAGGGTCTGACGGGCGGTGAGTACGGCATCGTGTTTATGGATCGTGCGGTTGTCCGTATGTCTTATGTTGGAAGCCCACTTGTATTCCAGTTCGACACGATCTCTAGGGGTTTGGGTTGTATGGAGCCCAACTCCGTCATTCAGTACGCAGGATCGAGCTTCTTTTTGTCTGGCGACGGGTTTTATGTCACGAACGGGCAAGAAGTTAAGTCTATTTCGGTGGAGAAGGTAGATAGATGGTTCTTCAATAACGTGGACATCTCGCAGTTATCCACGATGTCTGCTGCTGTAGACCCGCTTAAAAACCTTGTTATTTGGTGTTTCAAGACCGTAGACCAAACGACTGCGCTCTTGATCTACAACTTTAACCTCTCTAAGTGGTCGTACGCTGAGATCAACGCAGACACCATTGCTTCGTCTACAGCGATCACAACAACTTCTTCCTCTGGGCTTACCTTAGAGCAACTAGACGCATTTGGTGGTCTTGATTCTCTACCCGCAAGCCTCGATTCCTTTGGTTATACGGTTACTTCGACCTTGCTAACAGGTACGTTAGGCACAAAGATCATTGCCTTTTCTGGTTCTAACCTAACCGCGAACATCGTGACACCGGATCTATCTCTGAACGACATGCCTTCAGTGATGACATTGGTTCGACCTGTTATTGACGGAGGAACTTGTTCCGTACAGGTCAACTCAAGACGCAGGCTAAACCAACAGACAGACTTTACGGGCTCTACTTACACGAGCAACGACGATAACCGCATCGGATTACGTTCCGCGGGAACTTATCATCGGATTAAAGCAATACCTTCTGGCGTTTGGTCGTCTGCGGTTGGTTTAGATGTAACTATCGTTCCACAGGGTATGCGATGATCTTCAGAACGCTGCCTCCGTTTGGTGGCGATCAACGAGCCGTTGCCGAAATTGTCCGCGGCATCATGGACGGTAAGACCAACAACACCGGAACGGTAACGCTCAATACAGGAAACGCCACCACAACCACGATAACAGACGCGAGAATAGGGGTAGAGAGCAAGATTATTCTTATCCCTTACTCTGCTGCTGCCTATGTAAGTGGATTGCCCTACGGCTCGTTTTTCGACGTTAACGACCAAACGGCTGCGAGCACGACAGCATCCTATGCAATCACGTTTTCCAATACTGATTTCAGTAACAACGTCTACTTATCAAACTCAAGTCGGATTAATGTCAGGGCAGCGGGAAAGTACAACCTTCAGTTTTCTGTGCAGTTTGCAAACGCTGACACGCAGATCCAAGACGCTGACTTGTGGCTAAGAAAAAACGGAACTGACCTTACTAACTCCAATTCTCAGTTCTCGATTCCTAATTCTCACGGCGGAACAGACGGGCACTTGATTGCTGCGCTTAACCTTTTTGTTGATCTCGCGGCTAATGACTATGTTGAACTTATCTGGGCTGCAACAAGCACACAAGTAAGGCTAGAGTACATAGGGACACAGTCAAGCCCGACAAGACCGGCAACACCGTCGGTTATTTTGACGATGCAACACATTTCTGATGGGCCTTTAATTTACGTTTCAAGCGTAACGAACGGTTCTGCGACTGTTACGCACTATCCTAATTCAACGTCTGATATGACATACGGCTATGTGGTGGTCGGATGAATGTGCAATACATCAAACAAGACGAGCTAAGAAATGTCTGGCAGTACATCAAGCCAGGATTGGAAGTCATTCTTAAGAAGAGCCCAGAATCGTGGATACCTGAAGACATTTACTCGGACTGCTTTACGGGAAGATCACTTCTTTGGGTGTTTGTTGAGGATAACTCTGTTGTGGGCTTTGTTGTTTTGCAGCCTATCGGCGATAATTTGCATATTTGGTGCGCTTATGGCAAGGGAGATAGTCGTGCAGGCTTGGATCATGTTCTCGGCATTGCGAGAAGTGGTGGCGCGAAAACTATCAGCTTTGATTCGTGGCGTAAAGGCTGGGATCGCAAGGCTAAGGCGTTAGGTTTTAGACCCCGTAAGTGGGTGAGAGAGGTTTAACATGGCTGGCGGTACGACAAACACGGTTACGAGAACCGAACTTGACCCGACAATGCGTCCCTATGTCCAGTACGGACTAAGCGAGGCACAAAGACTCTATCAACAGGGTGCTCCTGAGTTTTTCACAGGTCAAACCTATGTGGGTCCGTCTCAGCAGACGCAGGCTGCGCTCTCTGCGATGCAGACAAGGGCTATGCAAGGAAACCCGCTTGTGCCTTTGGCGCAACAGCAATTAGCAACGACGCTCGGTGGTTCTCGTGCTGAGACATTGGCAGGGGCAACAAGTCCCGTCTTAGCTAATACGGTTGCAGGTGGTTATCTCGGACAGAACCCGTACTACACATCTGCTTTACAGCCTGGGTTCCAAGCAGCAACAACTCAGTACCAAGACGCAATCAACCAAATGCGGTCTCGCGCTTCTCAGGCGGGGCGTTACGGAACTAACGAAGCCCTGATGAGTCAAGAGCAACGCGCACAAGGCGCACTTGCTAACGCGCTTGCAGGGCAGGCTGCGCAGTTGGGTTACTCCGGTTACGAGGCTGAGAGGGGTAGACAGCAACAAGCACTAGGTATGGGGCTGGATCTCTACGAAGCAGAGAGGGCCAGACAACAAGCGGCTATCGGTGCTGCTCCAGGCTTGGCCGCACAGGATTACACAGATATTGCACAACTTGCACAGGCAGGTCAGGCAGCAGAGACCTACCAACAGGCAGCCCTGCAAGACGCTATTCAGAGATTCAACTACCAACAGCAAGCACCTTATGCAGCCTTACAGTCATTCCTCTCATCTTCCTTTGGTGCGCCACAAGGGATGCAGACGGTTGCGCCTAGTTACTCTAACCCGCTTGCAGGCGTACTTGGTGCAGCACTAGCAGGAAAGGCTTTGTTGTCGTGAGCGGCGTAGAACCTCTTATTGCAGCCGAGGTTATTGGTTCTACCGCTGCCGCTGGGGCAGCCGAAGCCGCTTCTGCTGGAACCGCTGCCGCTGCCGCTGGCACTGCTAACCCATTTCTAGCATCTGCCTACGGTTCTTTGCCTGGTATGACAATGGGGTCACAGCAGGCGGCAATGCTTGCAGCGCAGACAGGTGAGTTTGGTTTACCTGGGCTTATGTCTACCGGTGGATCTGCGACTTATGCTGGTGCTGGAGGCCCGTTAGCTAAAATGGCTTTTTCTTCTGGATCGCCTACAGCTATGCGTATGGGTATGCAAGGCATGAATATGATGCAGCAATCGGCCCCGCAAGCACCACCTCCTCCAGGCATCAAGCGCGGACAAGTCCCGCAGGGTGTAGATTTCAACTCGTTGCTCGCTCAACCAGTGCAACGCAAGCGCATCTCTCTGTTGTGAGGGCAAGATGGACGAATACTTAGCTCGATTGTTTGGAAGTCAACCGTCTTACATGGGGCAACTCATGGGGGCAGACGACGCAGAAAGGCTTCGCCAAGAAGCGCAGCGTCAAGGTTTGTTAGGGACTGGTATCGGTTTACTTATGGCTTCTGGGCCTTCTGCACAGCGTCAGAATATCGGGCAGATTGTCGGTCAGGGGTTGATGGCAGGACAGCAAGCCTACCGTGGTGCTACTCAGCAGGCAATCCAGGACAAGATGATGGGATTGCAATTTGCTGAGATGGCTCGCAAACAACAAGCAATGGAAACTGCTAGAAAAGAGTTGCCTAGGCTTGTGCAAACCACTGAGATACCTGGAGCACAGATTCCTTTAGCCGTTCCAATGGACGAAGAAGGTAATGTTATGCCAGAGGCGCGTATGCCTGGGCAAATTACGCGAGCAATTAACCCGCAAGCGGCATCTGCACTTCGTGCGGCATTAGATCCAGCCTTATACGAAAAAGTTATGAAGGCGGCGGAAATAGAAACCAAAACCAACGAGCCTAAGTACGAAAAAATTGGCAATAGAGTTGTCGCTATTAATCCTGATGGGACGGTTAAGGTTCTTTATCAAGGGCCACAAAATCTTGAATTTAGGGCCGCCGGCGATACGGTTTTTGGTCTTAATCCTGAGACCGGCGCAAAGGTTACGGAATTCAATGCAGAGTCATCTCCACTACCTCCTGCTGCAAAGGTATATGCTAGGGTTTACTTCCCTGGTATTGCATATACGTCATTGAGCCCTGAGCAAGTAGCACAAGCAATGAACTGGGCGCAAATGGCAAGTCCTGCTGACGTTGCTACTTTAGAACAAAAGAATGTTGAATTACAGGCAACGGTAGGAGTAAGAGGCCCGTCTGTCCCACAGAGACCGCCACTAGCACCTCCTGCTGCCGTTCCTCAAGTTACCCCGCAAGTTGCCCCGCAAGTTGCGCCTCAAGTTGCCCCTCAAGCCACTAGGCAAGCACAGCCTGCGCCGCAACCAGTTGCACAGCCTGCGCCAACACAAGCCGCCCCACAACAAGCGTTGCAAGCACCTGTTGCTGGAGAACCAGCTTATACGCAGTCAACTGTAGACAATCCGACGGTTGTCAATCCTGCCATTCCGTTAAAAACTCGTAATGAATTTAAGTCTAAACAACCGCAAGTAATGACAGCAACTGTGTCAATGCTTAGGACATATCGAGATACGCAAAACGATATTAGGAACTTGTTGAATAATGATGAAGGGCTTAGGGCTGCTACTGGTTTTGGGGGTGAACTTGTCTCTAAGGTTTCTGGGACACGGGCGGCAGACGCAAAAGCAATTATGGACAAATTAGCTAACCGTAGTTTTGTAACTGGTCTTAACGAAATGAGAGCAGCATCTCCAACCGGAGCCGGTGTTGGAGCGGTCACAGAAAAAGAAGGTGCAAGGTTTGAAAACCTTGTTGCTAGCTTGGCACAAGCGCAAACATACGAGCAGTACAAAAGCCAATTAATTCAGCTAGATCGTTATCTGTCGGAAGTATCTGTATCTACTAAAAATGCTTATGAGCAAGACTTTGGAAGAAACCAAACAATCAATAGTGTTTTCTCGCAAATGCCAAAGCCTTTGACGCAGCAACAAGTCACTCCTGGCGATCTTGGTAGTGCTGCGAGACAAGAGCTTGAGCGAAGAAAGCAAAGGAAATAGTGATGGCTATTGATCTAAGCAAGCTATCAGATGCGGACCTTGAAGCGTTAGCCAATAACGACCTATCTAAGGTCTCTGACCTTGGGCTTAAGTACATTGCTAGACAACAACCGGTAGATAGGCCTATAGAAGAGCGTGTCTCTCGTATCCCTGGGCTTGTGGCTAGAGGTATGGCCCCTTCAATGATGGGTGCTGCTCTTGGTGCTCCTCTTGGCCCTGTTGGTATGCTTGCTGGATCTTTGGCCGTTCCTGCTGCTGAGTTAACTTCGCAGGCTTATAACGCAATAGTCCCAGAGGAATACCAGTTAAAAGTAACACCTTCTCAAGCTATTTCTAACCTGCTTACGCAGATTGGCCTGCCTCAACCGGAAACAACGCCAGAACGCATGATTACGCAAGGTTCTAGCGCGTTAGGCGGTACAGCGGCATCAATCCCTGGTTTTATGCGTTTAAGTCAGGTTGCAGCAACTCCAACACGCAGAGCGGTTTCTACGCAAATGGCCGCCGCCCCAGGTTCTCAAATGGTTGCCGCTCCTGTAGGTGCTGCGACGGGTGAAGCCGTAGAAAGCGCAACAGATTCTCCGCTTGCTGGTATGTTTGCTAATGTTGTTGCCGGAGGTCTAGCGGGTGCAAGGCGTGGAGAGAAACCTTCTGTCCCGACAAGAGAGTCTGTCAAAGACGCTGCTAGGGCAGCATACGAGGTTGCTACGTCTGCTGGCGTTATCGTGCAGCCTAATAGCTTCCAAAAGCGTTTAAGCGACATTGAGACTACAGTTAAGTCTGCTGGTTTTGACGCAGACCTACATCCTAAAGTCGCTGCTGTTTTAAGGCGTTTCCAGAATGAAGGCCAAACGCCAAAGACATTAGACGAGTTAGAAATTTTAAGGCGTGTTGCAAACAGTGCTGCTGGATCTCTTGAAAAAGACGAGCGCAGGCTTGGCCGAATGATTATCTCTAAGCTAGATGATTACGTTGAGAACCTTGGTCAGGCTGACTTGATTGGTGGTAATGCGGCTGCTGGATCTACCGCGTTAAAAACAGCAAGGAATTTGTGGTCAAGAAGCGTAAAAACAGAGACCTTAGACGACATCATTGAGAAGGCAACGACTTCGGCTTCTCAGTATTCTCAGTCAGGTATGGAGAACGCGCTTAGAACGCAGTTCAGGCAATTGGCAAACAACAAAAACAGGTTGAGCCAATTCAATAGCGAAGAACAAGCGGCTATCAAATACGTTGCTCGTGGCGGCAACATACAGAACGTCCTTAGATACCTTGGTAAGTTAGCACCAACAGGCGTTGTATCTGGTGGCCTATCTACTGGCGCAGGCTATTTGTTTGGCGGGCCTCTTGGCGCAGCCGTTCTTCCTACGGTTGGGGCTGCATCTAGGTTTGGCGCGGAGCGAATGATGCAGCAAAACGTAGAAAATCTACGAAATCAGGTGCTTATGGGTAGGCAAATAGGCCGAGGAACGCCTACAATCTACAGTACGCCAGCAGCAATGCGCGGCTTGCTGTATTCGAATCAAGAGGCTGAGTGATGGCTAAGACGAAAATAAGTGAGTTTTCCTCAACTCCAGGCAATAACACCGACATAGACGGTATCGACATTGCCGAGGGTTGTGCGCCTAGTAACATCAACAACGCTATTCGGGAGTTGATGAGTCAGCTTAAAAACCAACAAGCTGGACTCGATGGCGACACCTTTACAACGAACGATGTCCTTACGGTATCAGGTGTCACGGCTAACGCAGGCCGAGTAAGACTGGGTGAGGATGCAGACAACGGTTCCAATTACACGGAACTAAGGTCTGCTGCGTCGCTTGCGTCCAATCTCACGTTTGTGCTTCCCTCTTCGGATGGATCAGCGAACACAGTTTTAGCGACAGACGGTTCAGGCAACCTATCGTTTTCTGCAATCACTGGGACGGGCAATGTAGTACGAGCGACTTCTCCAGCTTTAACAACGCCAGACCTTGGTACGCCTTCAGCGGCAACACTTACAAATGCTACTGGCCTTCCTATCGTTGCAGGCACTACAGGAACCTTATCTGTAGCACGAGGTGGTACAGGCGCAGCAACAGCAGCAGATGCTAGGACTAACTTAGGCGTAACCGAAACAGGGCAGGACACAACCTACGCATTCAGGGCTAACAATCTTTCTGATTTAGCCTCTGCATCCTCTGCTCGTACGAACCTCGGTTAGGAACGATTGCAACGCAAGCGGCATCGAGCGTTTCTATTACAGGCGGGTCGATCACAGGGATTACCGATCTTGCGGTTGCCGATGGTGGAACTGGCGCATCTTCTGCTGCCGACGCTAGGACGAACTTAGGCGTTACGGCGACAGGTCAAGACACGACGTACGCTTATCGGTCGAACAACCTCTCTGACTTGGCCTCTGCGTCTACAGCCAGAACGAATCTTGGTTTGGGTTCTATTGCTACGCAAGCAGCAAATTCAGTCTCTATCTCTGGTGGATCAATAACAGGCATTACAGACCTTGCTGTAGCAGATGGTGGTACAGGTGCATCTTCTGCGGCAGATGCCCGTACGAACCTCGGTGTACCTTCCTTGACGGGTTCTGGTGCTAGCGGGACATGGGGCATTGATATTACGGGTGCTGCTGCAAGCGCGACAAGTGCAACAAGCGCAACGACAGCAACTAATCTTGCGGGCGGTGCTGCTAACCGAATTGCCGTGCAAACGGGTTCTGGGGCGACTGGGTTTGTTACTGCCCCAACAAGTTCAGGCACTTACTTAAGCTGGAACGGTACTGCTCTCACCTGGGCATCTCCTTCTGGAACCGGTGACGTTGTAGGCCCATCTTCTGCAACAGCCAATCAGATCGTACTGTTTGACGGGACTACAGGAAAGTTAGTAAAGGCAGCGTCTACAACGGGCGTATTGAAGGCTGTAAGCGGTGTTATTTACGCAGCTACATCAGGAACAGACTACGCTCCCGCAACGTCAGGAACAGGGATTCTTAAGGGTGATGGTGCTGGAGCCTTTTCGACCGCCTCTTCTGGTATTGACTACGCACCTGCAACAAACGGAACTGCGATCTTAAAGGGCAATAATGCTGGTGGGTTTGCTAATGCTGCTGCTGGTACTGATTATGTTGCACCAGGGGGAGCGTTAGGGACACCTTCTTCCGGTACGTTAACCAACGTCACGGGTCTACCAATATCAACAGGCGTGTCTGGCTTAGGCACAAATGTAGCGACTGCACTCGGTGTAAGCGTAGGGTCTGCCGGAGCCTTTGTCCTTAACGGTGGTGCATTAGGAACCCCTACCTCAGGAACCCTAACCAACGCCACAGGTCTTCCTGTTTCTACGGGTATATCAGGACTAGGAACCAACGTAGCGACTGCTTTAGCGGTCAACGTAGGCTCTTCTGGTGCTGTTGTTGTGAACGGTGGTGCGCTAGGCACACCTTCGTCGGGTACGTTGACTAACGCCACAGGATTGCCTTTAACGACGGGTGTTACTGGAACCCTGCCGGTTGCTAATGGCGGTACTGGTCAATCTTCGTTTACCGACGGTCAGTTGATGATTGGTAATACATCGACAGGCTTGCTAAGTAAATCAACTCTGACTGCTGGCTCTAACATCACTATCACGAACGGCAATGGAAGCATTACGATTGCTTCTACTGCATCCGGTTCTGGTGATGTTGTAGGCCCATCTTCATCGACCGATAGTCAGATTGCGCTTTTTGATAGCACCACAGGAAAGCTAATAAAGGCTGCAACAACCACGGGCCTATTAAAAGCCTCGTCAGGTGTTATAGCTGCGGCAGTATCAAGCACTGATTACGCTCCTGCAACAAGCGGAACATCTTCTCAGTTATTGGGGAGTAATGGCACAGGCGGGTTTAGCAATGTCACAGTAGGCTCTGGCCTTACTTACTCTGCTGGAACCTTGTCGGCATCAGGTACTGGCGATGTTGTTGGCCCTGCTTCAGCGAGTGATAACGCATTTGCAAGGTTTGACGGAACAACCGGAAAGCTAATTCAGAATAGTTCTGCAACGCTAGCTGACGATGGGAGCGCGACATTTACCGATTCTTTGACGCTTGCGCTTGGGGTCAATACTTACAGTTCTTTAACTTGGCAAGTCTATGCGGGCGGCGGAAAAACACTTACGTTGCGGCCTAGCAATTCTCAAAGTGCAAATTTAACTTTTATCATGCCAACTGGATACGGAACAAGTAACCAAGTGCTTACAACAAATGGTTCTGGTACTTTATCTTGGTCTACTCCATCTGGTGGTAGTGGATTTAGTCCTGTGACAGCAGCAATGATCTTTGGATAGGAACAACTATGGCAGCTCCAAATCTACTCTCACCGACAACCATAAACGGCAAGACCGTAACGGTTGACTTATCTACCACCTCTGCGACTTCAATCCTTAGTAATGCTGCAAGTTCCGGCAAGGTCTTAAAGATCAACTCGCTGTATGTTGCCAATGTAGACGGAACTAGCAACGCAGAGATCACAATCAACTACTACTCTGCTGCTTACATCTATCTTGAAGAAGATCGCTCACTAGGTGCTACGGCTGGAACGTCTAGCGACTTGAAGGTTGTTTGCTCTTACGAAGATATTAGCTAGGAGTCGCCATGCCTAGAGGCAACGGCGGGATAATCGGCCCCGCAAACATCCCAAGTACAAGTTCTGCAAAAGGTGTCTGGTCGCTGACAGAGGCGCAGTTAGCGCAGAAACAAGGTACATGGCCGAAAATGTTTACAACGCAGACATTTACCTCATCGACAACTTGGACTGTTCCCGCTGGCGTTACCAGTGTTGATTACCTTGTTGTCGCTGGCGGTGGTGGTGGTGGTGCTGGTTATTACGGCGGTGGTGGTGGAGCGGGTGGTTTGTTGCAAGGAACTTTGTCAGTTACTCCTGGCGCGAGTTTAACCGTAACAATTGGTGGTGGCGGGGCAGGATCAACGAGTTCAACTAGTCAAGCCTCCGACGGAACATCCTCTGTGTTTTCTTCTGTTAGCACCACTGGAGGGGGTGGCGGCGGTTCCAATAATACCGGTGCTGCATACTCAGCAGGGCGAAGTGGTGGTTCTGGTGGAGGCGCGTCTTCTGAACCGCAAATTGGTGGCGCAGGGACATCTGGTCAAGGTAATGCTGGCGCACCTGTAACATATACTTTTAATAGTTATGGTGGTGGCGGCGGTGGTGCTGGTGCAGCCGGTACGACAGGGATTGGTGGAGGAAGTGGTGGAGAGGGTGGTATTGGGGTACAGGCAACCATAAACTCCACGTATTACGCCGGTGGTGGTGGGGGTGGGCAGAGCAATAAGGATACCCCTGGTGGCACTGGCGGCGGCGGAAGGGGTGGCAGAAGACTCACTAATCCATATTCACCAGACCCAGGATCAACTAATACTGGCGGCGGCGGTGGTGGTGGTGCTGATACCGGTAACAATGGTGCGGCAGGCGGCTCCGGCATTGTGATTATTAAATATCAAGGTTAAACATGGCTCACTTTGCTGAATTAGATAATCAAAATACAGTCTTGAGAGTGCTTGTCATCGCTAACGCAGACACTTCTGACGAAAACGGTAATGAGCAAGAAGAAATTGGTATTGCTTTTTGTCAAAGATTGTTTGGTGGCAACTGGAAACAAACAAGTTATAACGGGAAGATACGCAAAAACTACGCAGGCATTGGTTACACCTATGATGCAGTGCGAGATGCTTTTATACCGCCGCAGCCTTTTGCTAGTTGGGTGCTAAACGCTGGTTCTTGTCTTTGGGAGGCTCCCATAGCGATGCCAACTGACGGTAAAATGTACTCATGGGATGAAGATACTGTGAGTTGGATTGAGAGATGACACCCGAACAGAAGTCAGACGTACTGGTAGAAGTCGCAAAAGCCACTCCTCCGGTAGCTATTACAACAGCCGTGACTGTTGGCGGTCTGACTCTGAATGAATGGGTAGCAATTGCTACCTTGCTCTACATTGTGTTACAGTCCGGCTGGCTTGTCTGGAAATGGTTCCATGCCATAAAAGATAAGAAGAATGAAGCACAATCTTCCGATAGTTAAAGTAGTTTGGGAAGATGCCTGCCACGACACTTTGGGTTGGGGTGATAGCCCAGAGAAAGCCAAGGACTTTCAAGTCCCGCTTGTTGTCTCTATAGGATTCTTGCTAGGAGAGACCAAGCAGGGCGTGAAAATTTGTCAGTCATTGACTGACGACGCAATTGCTCAGTCTTTGGTGATTCCGCGCAAGATGATCCAGAGCATAGAGCG